CAGAAACATCTTTTATTTCTTTTAAAACTTCTTTTTCATTTAATGCTACTCCTAATCTAGTTGAAGATATTCTAGCTTGAGCTAATACTTCTCCTGTGGCATCTTCTAAACTTTTATTAGTACCTAATGTTAATTTATATATACCTGCTAATTCTTCATTAGTTAAACCTGCTGTTGTTCTAAATTTAGTCATAGTGGCTAAATCCTCTTTATTTAGCATAACATTAGTACCTAATGTTTTATTTATTGCTAATAGAGATTCTTGCATTCCTTTAGTAGTGACAAATATATCACCACTAGCATTGGCCGATGAATTTAACTCAGCGCTCATAAAAGAAGCATCCTGGTAGGACATATTCATACCTTTTGCTAGGTCTCCTGTTAATCCATCTACTAATTTGAAGGCATCTACTAATTCTTTTAATAGAGCTAATGGCCCTAAAGCTTTAGCTAATGCTGGGCCTAGAGATTTAATACCTGCCATCATCGGAGACATAGCTTTTTCAGCTGCTTGGGGAATACCCATAGCCATAGCTTTTTGTTTTGCTGCAGCTCCTTTTAAAGCGTTTCCATTTTTGTCTATTAAACCTAATCTTGTTTTTAATTCATCACTTATTCCTTTTCCTGTTTTTAGACTTTCAATTTCAGCTTTTGATAATCCTTTAATAGCCCCAAATGTTTTTTGATTGTATATGGCTGTTTCTTGAGATGCTTTTGATGCGTCTTGAAAAGCTGAAGAAAATTTACTTAAACCAGGAATAGCACTACTTATTCCTTCTAAACCAGTAAATAATTTTATACCAGCATTTTTTTTAATTTTTTCTTGTTCTCCCCTGATATTTTGAAGAGCATCAAAGAATCTTTGCTGCTCATTAGCAGCAGATTTTGCCTCTTTTAATTCATCTCCTTTAAGTTTTCCTGATTGGATTGCTATTTGTAAACTTTGAAATTGAAGTTTAGCTTTTTTTTCTAGTTTATCTAAAGTTTTACCTTCAATTAAAACTCCTTGAGAATTTTCATATACTATTTCTTGAGCTATTTTAGATATTGAACTTAAAGCACTTTTAGCATTAGATAATTCTTTATTTTGTTTACTTAACTCAGCTACACTATCTCTAAATGATTTAGAAATATAACTTAATTCATTATTTAAGTCATCTGCGGCATTTACTACATCCCTAAATAAAGTTTCAAATTTTTCTAATTCACTAGTGCTAGCTTTAAGATTTATAAGTTGGTCTTGATAATATGCTCGTTCTCTAGCATTTAACTTAGATAAAGTTCCTTCTATCTGTTTTATTTTATCAGCTAATTCTTGTGGAGTTGCCATTCTGTATTTTATTATATGTATGGAAAAAGCCCACTTTTGGTGGGCTTATTTCTTCATACTAGTAGAATATGTTGGTTTTTTAGCACTTCTCATAAATTCAGGAACATTAACATTTCCTTGAGAATCTATAATAGTGGTAGTGTCTTTACCTTTGGATGCTTTTTCGTATTCTTGGGCCTCCTTATCATAAAAGGATTTTAATTCATGGAATGTAAAATTTCTTAACCATATAGGCATATGGTAAACAGTTTCCCAATCATATCCTCCTTTACCATGAAAAACAATTTCATGGATTTGTTTAAATAAATTTTTACGTGTTTGGGGTGCGGTCTCCAAACTCAGGCCAAAAAAATTCAATCCCAACTGGAATATTGACTCTACTGTTGCCCCCGTTGGGAAAAAAAGTAAGGTCAACATCTGGCTGAACTTTTCTGATATAATCTCTAAGTGCTCGAGAATCTCGAGCTAAGAGATAGTTATCTACAAATTCTCGAATTGTTTTCTTTTCTCGATCTCCATCAACTGATGTGATTATATATTTTAAACGAGTAGTTAATTCTGGGGTTGATTCTTTATTGATTTTCTTTAGTCCTTCAAGTTCACGTTCAATATCTCTTTCATCTTTATGAGATAAGATTTTGAATGTAATGGGAGTATTTGTTGAAGGTAATGTATAAGAAAATTCATTTACTCCTTTAGTGAGTAAACTTTCATTCAGTGGTTTATTTTCAATTTGAGTTAAATCAACTGTATGTTCCTCTCCATTATAAGTAAATGTGTAATTTCCTCCATAACCTAAAACACGGGCTGCCACCATTATAGCGTTTTTATCCCCCACAATTAAATCATCGTAATTAACGGGAGAAACAATGAGAGCCTGCATTAACTTGTCCAATACGACACCCTTCTGGATATATGATTGGTTGGTTAGAATATCCTCGTGTTTTGCGGTCATATAACTCATTTCAATTTTACCTGATGATAAGATATTATCTTCAGGGTAGAGTAAACCTTTTGATGGTAATTCAACTATTTCAGTTGGTAACTTTAATTCTGCCATAGACTATTTTTATTTGTTTATTATATGTATGTACGATATGAAAAAGAAATAAAAAAGCCAAACATTTCTGTTTGGCTCTTTATTAAATGTTAGTTGTTTTTAAAAATCATCATCCTCATCATCATCATCCTCATTGAATTCTTCATCATCTCTGAATGAATCATAGATATCTTCTTCTGTACTTGACATAAAGTCTTGGAATGATAACTCACCACTAGTTAATTTAACTAGCATATCAATTACATCATCTGGTTGGTTTTTAACCATTATATCCCAATAATCTCCAATCATCTTATCGGTGATTTTTCCTTCATTTAATGTTTTAGAGATCTCCTCTCTGATTAATTGTCTTAATTCTTGTAATTTCATGATATAAATATAACAATAATATTTTAGGTAGATTTATGTTGGAATCCTTTACCAGACATTAATTGAGATCCTCTTTGATTTAACCATTTTTTAGCTTTATTTAATGAAGCCGCTACATTATATTGACCATAAACCATTTCACCAGGAATGTCTTCTAATTTATTTCCATTTTTATCCATTATGTAAGTCTGAATATAATAAAAATAATGATGAGGAAGATTAAAATCTAATTCTTCACCTTCAGGGGTTAAAACATATCCCTGAGTTTTAAGTTGAAAATTTAATCCTTCAGGAGTAGTATACATTTCATCTTTTATATCAAGTGTATATTTATCATGTATTTTATTCCCAAACTCACTTTTACTAGTTTCTTTAGAGATTATTTTGTAAGATGGATTTACCTCATTAATAGCTTTAGAAATTTCTTCTCTAATTAATTGTCTTAGTTGATTTAGTTTCATAGTTTTTGTTTGATTTAGTTTCATAGTTATTTGTTTTTATAAATATAACAATAATATTTTAGATAGCCAAATTAGAAGTTCAAGATACAATAATCCATTCCTAATGTTAAGGTCAAGTTTTGAGCTACTGATTCATTGTCCCATGAAAAATCACCTTGTGCAAAGTTTTTAATGAAAGCACCTTTAATGATCCATTCAGAAACAATATCACCTACTGGACCTAGAATGTCTAAAGTAATATCTTTTTTATAGAAATCAGAATAACCATCTCTACCTGTTACTGATTCATGATGTAGACGAACCCATTCCATACAAGCTTGAGCACCTGAAGGTGTAATTGGGTCAAATAATGTTAAAGTAACATCATTCCAGTTTAATTTACCTTTTACTTTACGGTAAACATTGATATGGTTAAGTTTGATTTCGTCTTGAGAAAATCCTAGACCACTAATTCCTTTAATTGTATAAGCGGGGATTCCGTCAATATACATAATAAAGCGGTTCTGTAGTTTGGGCTCAAAAGCGGTAAAGAATATTTCGTTTGGATTTAGTACGGCCATGTTATTATATTTATTTGTTCTATGATATGTATGTTATAAAATATGTTCTTTAATCCTTTATGTAATATATATAAACGTATAATCGTTCAAACCTAAAAATCATGGCTAGACCTAAAAAAACACCAAAAGAAAATATATGTAAAAATTGTGATGGGATTTTTTATACAAGACCATCTCATGGAAGAGATTTTTGTTCAAAACCATGCGCTCAACAATGGAAAGGAAAAGATAAATCTTGGCTAGAAAAAAGAAAAAAAACATGTTTAGATAAATATGGGACAGAAGTAGCTATTTTATCAGAAGAAGTAAAAGATAAATATAAACAAAGTTTAAAAGATAAATATGGAGTTGAATCACCCTTTGAATCAGAGGAAATAAGAAATAAAGCTAAAAAAAGCATTAAAGATAAATATGGGTTTGAGGTTGCATCCCAACATCAAGACATAGCAAATAAAATATCAAATAAATTAAAAAATAGGGTAATTAACAGGGAAAATTTTGTAGATATTAAATGGGATAAACTTATAGCCTATTTTAAAGAAACTGGTATGGAACCTATGTTTGATAAGGATTATTTAATAGAAAATAAAGTTAAACATCAATATAAAAATAAATTTGTTTTTAAATGTAATAAATGTAATAATATAACAGAAGTATATTTAAGCAATGGATATTTACCTTCCTGTTTATGTTGTACTGAATTTAAAGGATATTCTTTGATAGAGGATGGGATTTTAAATTTTTTATTACATTATATAACAAGAGATAATATAAGATTAAATGATAGAAATGTACTGAGAGGAAAGGAGCTAGATATATTTTTAGAAGAATATAATATAGCTATAGAAGTAAATGGAGTGTATTGGCATTCTGAGTCTTTAGGAAAATATAAAAATTATCATTTATTTAAGACTAATAAATGTTTAGAAAAAGGAATTAGGTTAATTCATATTTTAGATTATGAATGGCTGTTTAAAAAACCTATTATTCAATCTATATTACTATCTCAATTAAATCTTATTGAGAGTAAGATATATGCTCGAAAATGTATAATAAAACCAGTTCCTAAAGAACAATTAAGGCCATTTTTAAATGAAAACCATATTCAAGGTTATACCCATTCCTCTATTAATTTAGGGTTATACTATAGAGATGAATTAGTATCTATAATGACTTTTGGAAAAAATAGATTCAAAAAGAATTCTAATGAATTTGAATTAGTACGTTTTTGTAATAAATTAAATACTAATGTAGTTGGTGGGGCATCTAAATTATTTAAACATTTTTTAAAAAATTATAATGAAGAATGTAAGGATATTATAAGTTTTTCTGATAGGAGATTCTTTAATGGGAGTTTATACTCTATGTTAGGGTTTGATTTTGAATCTTATACTTCTCCTTCTTATATTTATTGGAAAGATAATAGAATTCTTAATAGAATGTCATGTCAAAAACATAAGTTACATAAACTATTAGATAACTTTAATCCAGAATTATCTGAGTATGAGAATATGAAGATGAATGGTTATCGGAGAGTATGGGATTGTGGTAATACTAAATGGAGATTAAAAAAGCCCTCATAATGAGGGCTCTTTATATTATTTTTACAAAGTTTATGCAAATGTTACTCCAGTAGGTAGAATATTAAAATCTAAATAAATGAATTCAGCAGTTTTAGTAGGTTGTAAATAAATACCACCTCTTAACTCATTTCTGTCAATCACATCTGGAGTGTTATTTGAATCATCCATTACTACTCTAAATGCATATAGACCTTGTCTTTGTTGTACAGATTCAAGATATGGATTAACTTGAGCTAGGAATTGATTTCTAGTGGCTGTAGTGTTTTGTTCAAATACTAAGTTGTCTGCTACTTGAGAAATATATCCTTTTAACTCAATTAACAATCTTCTAACATTTACTCTATCAAGAGCTGATGCTTGTTTTTGTAGTGTTTTCTGTCCAAATACTACTACACCAGTATTAGGGAATGTAGCAATTGGGTTTACTTTTCCTTGATATAAGGTATCTCTGTCTGCATTGATTAATTTACGTTCGGCTTGAATTACTTGACCTAATCCACCTCTGTTAATACCTGCGGGAGCAAACCATGCCTCAGCAATTCTATCGTTATTAGCGTAAACTCCAGGGATCATAGTGGAAGCTGGAACAAAGACATTTTTGCCTGAGTCAGGGTCTGTGGTTTGTAACCAAGGCCAATAAGCAGCTGCATATGAAGTATCACGAGAAGCAGCTTGACTAGTTACAGCACCAATTGAAGAACCGTATCCTACTAGATCAATAGGGGCAATAGCATCTCCTCTATTTTCAATATTTGAAATTAAAGTACTTAATACTGTTGAATGACCTGCAAAAGCATCAATCAAACCAGGGGCTGAGATGATGTTGTATCTGTATTCGTCTTTATTTGCTAATAAATTAAATACATCAGTATAATTGGCTCCTACTAAACCTTGTGAATTAGTATTAGTAATATCTTGATAATACTTGTTATTTCCTCCAATATTACCTGTGGCATTTGCAAAAGCACCGCTTTGGGCAATCGGAATAGAAGAAGTATAGGCATTAATTCTAACATTACCATTACTATCAAGATAATCTACAGTAGTTAGAGATACGTTGCTTACTCTTACATAGCGAGAAGAGTTACGATATGATCCTGAAGGTTGTAGATAAATATCTGATGTACCAGCGTTACGAGTAGTTAAGGTTTGATCACCAATAATTCTAGCTACATAATTTGAGGAATTAGGATCTAAAGATAGATTAGTCCATGTTTCTAGAACAGTTTTGTTCTGTGTTCTATCATCACCTCTTCTAATCAATAAACCAAAAGTACCTGAGGCGGTATTAGGAGAAACAATTTCCCATCTTAAGTTATCTTTTGAACCGCTTGCTAACACACCTTGAGCATCTTCTGGACCTACACTATTCATAATTACACCATCACTCAGAGTTTCTAAAGTAAAGGCATTTAATGAACCAATATTTGCACTTGAAGAAATAGGTTGAGATAATGCGGGAATATATGAACCTGAGGCTACTCTAGTTACAATTAAACTAGTTCCACCATTTTGGAAATAGTTGTAAGCTGAGATAGAGGTAAAATAGGTATATGTTTGGGCATCTGTTACTGATCCACTGTTAAAAGTGGTACCAAAGTAAGCCTGATATTCACTGTAAGTGGTAATAAGTCTAGGTATTCCTACTTTACCTTTTACAGTTGGACCAACAAGAGCAGCTCCTGCTTGGATAGGTAAGCTAGTAATTTGAGATTGATCATTTTCTCTAGCTAGTACACCGGGTGATAGTAAAATTTCTGCCATATTATATTAGTATTTGTTTTATTATATGTATGGCATTGGAAATTCAAAGTTAAGAAACAGGGATAAATTCTCCCGTTTCTAATGAAATATTTCCTTTACCATACTTGGTTTCAATTTCTTTAATTAAATTTTGTTCGTGTTGTTGAATATCACTTAATTCTTTTTCTAGTTGTTCTTTTTGAACATTTAAACTAATTTGCTGAACTTCATTCATTCCTAATTTAAAAACTAACTCGTCAAATTGGGTTCGTAAACTTCCAATTTGTTTCATTTCTTCTTCTGTTAAAACCTTTTTTTCCATAATTTATTTATTTTTAAGTTAATAATACAAAACCTGTAAATACTACATAAGCTGTTCCTGATCCTAAACTGTTATTTATTTCTATAACTCCAGTTGAACTATTTAAAATAATATTTAAATCATTAATATAACTAATCTGAACAGTATTAGCAGTTATAAAAGCAGTGTCTCCTAAACGTTTTCCTACTAATATAGGAAAAGGTGCTGAATTGAAAATTCCTCCTGTCATAGCACCACTTCCTGCTATCATCTGGAAGCTTGAACCACTTTGAACAGTAGGAACTGCCGAGGAACTTATTTGATAATATCCATAAACATAATCTGCGTTTGTTGCTTTGCTGGCATAAGAGGAAGATAAAGCTGTTGAAGCAAATGAAGCTGAAGTTGCTATTAAAGCACTTGCAGCAGTTGTTGCTGAGGTAGCTGAAGTTGCTGAGGTAGCAGTAGTAGCAAAACTAGCGGTTACAGCATAGGAGGCACTTACTACTGTTCCTAATAATAAGGAGGCTGTGGCCGCATAAGATGCTGAAATAGCTGTGGTGGCTGAAGTTGATGATATTGCTGTTGTAGCTACATTAGCTGAATTTGCTGTTGTTGCTGTAGTAGCATTTGCTGCTAAAGTAGCAAAAGATGAACTAACTGCATTCAAAACATATGAGGCAGTTGTTGCTGTAATTGCAGTTGTGGCTGTGGCTGCTAATATAGCAAAGGAAGCTGTATTAGCCAAAGAAGCAGTAGCCGCATATGAGGCACTTTGTACTGTTCCTAATAATAAAGAGGCAGTAGCAGCATATGAAGCAGAAACAGAAGTTGTTGATATTGAAGCTGAATTTGCTATAGTGGCTAAACCCGCTAAAGCTGAAATTAAAGCATATGAGGATGTTAAAGCTGTAGTAGCAAAACTAGCGGTTACAGCATAGGAGGCACTTACTACACTTAAAGCTAAGCTTGATGTGGTTGAATTTACAGCATGAGAAGCTGAGGTTGAAGTAAGAGCATAAGATGAGGAAATAGTAAAGGAGGCAGTTTGGGCATTCGCTACATATGAGGATGTTTGAGCAAAGGAAGCTGTTAAAGCTTGTTGTATAAATGAGGCTGTTAGAGCATAAGAGGCTGTTAAAGCTTGATTAGCATATGAGGATGTTCCTTGTAAAGATCCAGTTAAACCTCCAGAACCCATTGATAATGAACCAGTAATAATTAAGCTACCACTTATAGTTATGTCATAGGCTGCTGCTCCAGTTAATGCATCTATTGATTGTGATACATGAGCTGCCTGAATTGTTGAGGTGTTGTTTATACCACTATTTGATAATATTAGTGCCATTTACTATTTTATTATATGTATGTTAGAAATTTGGGAGAGTATTATCCAGTCCGATTTGAGTTTCAAAGTTAAATACTACTTTGGTTTTATCTGAGAATTTATTTTGGGCTGATAGTTCTTTATTTATAGTATCAGGGATGATATATCCATATAAACGTAAAGAGAAATTAGTTTTTACTACTCTTTGTTCACCTTGTGGTAATTCAGTAGTATTAGCAAATGAATCAATTCTAGCTTGAAATTGAAATTGTTCTGGGTTTCCCCAATATGAGTCTGAGGCGTAATTTATAGCTTCAATTATTTTATTCATCTGTTCAACATAATATGTTGAAACTATGCATTCATAAGTTAAAGTAACATAATCAGGCATAACCACAGCATAATATTGTTTTTGTGGTTTTCGGTTATTTAAGATATTGAATTTATCATAAGCATTTTTAGGTGAGTATGCTTTAGTAAATATCTTATAATTATTAGGATTGTTAGCATCAAGTTTATTAGCTATTGAACGATTTTTTTCTATATTAGTTCGCTTAAAGACAATTAAAGGCATCATAATTTTCCCTTTTTTATCTCTATAAAAGCCATCTTTTTGAACTGCTTTCCATCTTTCAGGGGAACCATAAACTATGGGTACAGGAATTCTTGTACCATTTTGTATTACTGTAGGACAAATAATATTTTCAAAGTAATAAATTATAGCCCCATCAATATCTTCTAATCCAACACTAAATGGTTTTGTAGTATCACCTTTAAATGATAATTCCTCTGCTCTATTAGTTGGATCTACAGCATTAGGATTACCTCTAGTAGTATCATATGCCTGATGTTGGGATACGCTTATTTCCCGTTGTGTTTTAGGGGTTGGGGTTTTTCCTTTATTAGCCATTGTATCTTTCTTTAGTAATACCTACACGATCAGCAGATACTTGATGAGTTGAACAAATGATAGAAACATTTGTACCAAAATTTGCTAGGCCTGGATTTAATGGATTAGATTCATTTGGATAATTTGGATCTTTACCTACAAATAGTTGATTGTCCATTACATTATGAACTTCAAAATATAGTTCTTCATATAAGAAGATATCACCTACCTCTAACACTAAATTAGCATCTACTAGGTCATCCCTAAAGAATCTAAAATTAACCTGACGAGTATAATCAGGGCCCATATCTGTTTCAGTATATGTAGGGTCAGGTCTTTCAATTAGACAGTTAATTAGGGTTGGGCCTTCATAATATTTTTCTTCAGCGGCCTCTCCATATATATTAACATTTGTTTCTTCTAACCTAAATTTATAGATAGCACATTGCTGAGTAATAACATCTCCTAACAACTCACGGTTGATTTTTCTAAACATTGAAATGTCACGAGATGAGCCAAATATAGCCATATGGTTTTATTATACGTATGTATTACTTGCTTAGAGGGAATACTTTTTGAACCATTATAACATGTGACTGATTAGTTATATTATACCCGTATATAAAATTTAAATGTTGTTTAAGTTGAATACCTACATGGGGCATAACTGTAAAATCTCCTAAAGGAGATGCTCCGAATCCTCCACCTAATACCAAGCCAAAAGGTTGTTTATATTCAGTTTTAGTAACAGTATTAGTAATAGTAGTAAATACTGAGTCTGTTCTAAAAATATATTTAGGAAATTTTGGAGTATAATTTAGTTCTGTTGATAGTAGTTCTCCTTTAACTACCGCTGATAGAGTACCTTCTATGAGTGTATCCTTATACTCTTGAGTAAAATAAGTTGTATCACACGGTTGGGTAGATAATGGTTTTGTAGTGTCAATTTTTATTTTTCCCCCTTTAGTTATTGTAGGTTTTCTTTCTAGAAGGACAGTGTCTATACGCGTTTTAGTTACAGTCATGGTATCTGTTGTGACTGTACATGGGTCTGTTGAATTACAACCTTTAAATGTGGAACCTATAAATATTCCTAATATGATTGCTAATACAAGAGATACAGTTAGGTGGGGATTTTTCATTTAATCATTATAGTTTTTATATATTTCTAGAATGTTTGGAACAATAGGATGTCTATGATTTTGTTTTAATGTAAATATTCTAAAACCTTTAACATTGGCCTCTACTGTGCCTAAAAATCCAAAACCAGATTCTTTTTTACTTTTTAAATCAATCTGGGATACATCACCACAAATGACCATTTTAGAGTTCATACCTAGACGACCAATAACCATTTCCATTTGAGTATGTGTCACGTTTTGGGCTTCATCTACTATAACAAATGTATCAACTAAGGTACGACCTCGCATAAAAGCAAAGGGTAATATTTCAATGATACCTTCCTCTAATAATTTATTTATTTTGTCTTTATTATATAACATATAAAGATTAGCATAAATTGGAGCTAACCATGGATCAAGTTTATCTTTCATGTTTCCAGGTAGAAAACCTATTTCTTCTTTTGATACTGTTGGTCTTGTAATTACAATTTTTTCAACATCTCGTTTAAATAACATATCCAGGGCTACCTGACATGCTACTAATGTTTTACCTGAACCTGCTTGACCCCTTAGTACTGTAATTGGATTATCCAAGATAATATCTTTGGATTGTTTTTGTTCATTATTTAGTTGGATATTGAACTTAATTGGACCTTTTGGTTTACGTTTTAGGGATTGATTGTCTGTAACTTCCATTGTTTTATTATATATGTTGATCATAAATATATAAAAAAAGAGGGAAGTAAACAAACTTCCCTCTCTTCTTTTTATTGGTTTTATCTATTAGATAGTGTTCAATCCACTAACATAGATTTTTCCGTAAAATTCCGGACGAACCATTTTCTTGGCATATCTAGTCAACAGACCTTTTCTTGGAACGAAAGTGTCTGGGTCATATACCAATGGAGTCATAATCAATGGGATGTATGGGGCAAATACAGCACCTGCTTCCAGGAACTGACCACCTCTATAACCCATTAAGATCACATTCTCAGTCATATATGGGTTCTTGTAAACATCATAGCGATTGTTTAACTGACCAGATTTTTGAACACCAAATGCATATTTGCCTTTAGCGGCATCACCGTCTGAAGTAGAAGCAAATCCTGGGATTGATTCTAAAACAGTAGCTACGCTTGGAGACAAGATCATGAAATTAGCACCTCCACGTAGAGTTTTCTGGTGGATTATGTTGCTTAATTTCTGCATCTTAGTTCCTAAAGTTTGGAACCATTGACCTTGTGAGTTATAGAAACCTAAGTTAGAGTTAGTATATTGAGTACCATCTAGAGCTTTGTTGTTTTCAGCAGTCCAGTATTCAGTACCGGCTGCAGCTGAGTCAATCAACATATCTAGGATTTCAAGGTCAATCTCAAGAGCAATGTACTCACTCATAACAGAGGTAAGTTCTGCTTCAGCATCTAGAGCATGATAAGCGTTCAAATCTTGAGCAAACTCAGGAGTCCAAACAGCTTTCAGTTTTCTAGTTTTAGCTACAATAGCGCTTGATTGCAATTTAACATTGATTTCAGGGATGTTAATTGTAGTGTTATTTGAGTTAAGATCAGTGTTACCTTGTTCAAAATCACCTCTTTTGTTGTCTAATGGTTGTAGAGTAAAGGTTACAGTAACACTTGAACCTTGTACAGGAGCTTGAGAACCTGAAACAATGAATTCAAGGTTTGAACCACTTGCTTTAGTGAATGCTGATAATTGGATTGGACCAGCTATTGAACCAGTAGTTAATTGGAATCCTCTGATAGCTTCAGGATCATAGTTTAAAAGACCTGATGTAGGAATAGAAACTACTTTATATTGGCTAAAAGAAGATGTGAAATTTCCATCAGCATTAAAATCTTCAAACCAATTAGTTGAAGAAGTAGTAGCTGTGTTAACAGAAGAGGTGTTGTTGATTGAGTAACCAAAACGACCTGCTCCGTATAAACCACCAGTGTTAGTGTTACCAAATGGATTGTTTGCTGCAGGTCTATCACCATACATTGAATCACCAATGTTGAATGGTGATTTGTTAGCACCACCTGAACCACCATATTGGAAGTCAAGGTAGAATACTAGACCAGAAGGTAGATTCATAGGTTGTACAGAGACAAATTCTTTAGAAGAAATTTGACCGAACACCTTTCTTACCAATGGTAGAGCTACACCAGCCCATTGTTCACCAGTTCCAGCGGTAAAGGTTGCAGTACCACCAGTTTGTGAGGTTTCATTTAGAAGCTGTTTTGCTTGGTTTTCAAGGATCATTGCCATGTTGTTTTTGTCAGCTTCGGAGGCAAGTCCTTCAAGTAGGCCAGTTTTGGCCCACTTACGTGCTAATCTTTCAGCATCGTTTTGTACGATTTTATGCTGATTAGCACTCTCTAATAGAGATTGTAATTGTGACATACTTTTAGGGTTTTGTTTGTTTAAAAATTAAAATTAAATTCCGGCGATTTTCTTAAATCTAGCCACCATTGCAGGATCTAAAATAGGATTAGATTGAGCAACTTTTGGAGCTACACCAGCGGATTTAGAAGCAAAGTTTAGATTTTCTTTGATTGGAGCTTTTTTCGACTTCAAATTCTCAGATAATGATTCATAAACTAGTTTTACTTCTTTTACATTGGTTGCTTTGTCCATAGAGCTCAATACTTTTACCTTTTGGGATTCTGTTAAAGCACTAGCTTTGAAAATCTTGTTAGTGTAAAGTAACTTAGCATTCAGAAGATTAATTTCATTGATGTCTTGAGTAAGTTTCTGGATAGTAGCGTAGGCTTCTTCTAGTTCTTCTTTCATTTCATCTTTTTCTCCTTTCATGCTTTTTTTAGCTTTTTCTTTCATGTTTTTAGCATGACCAGCTTCAGCTAAGAGTTCATCAATGTCAACGATTTCTTCGTCTTCCATTTCTTCTCCTTTTTCCATGTCCTCACCGGCTTCTAATTCACCAGCTTGAACCATGTCTGTGATAACTCCTTCAATGAATTTTTTCAAGTCTTCATCAGTCATGTTTTCTAAATCTAAAGTTTCAGCTTCCATGTCTTCATCAGACATTTCTTCTTCCTCAGATTCTTCTTCATCACCTTCAGCCTCATTTAAATTCTCTTCAGCTGATTCTTCCTCGTCTAAACCTTCAAGTTCAGCTAGGAGTTCATCTAAATTAAATTCTTCTTCATCAAGTTCTACTTCGTCAAGGTCTTCAGAATAATCCATTTCTTCCTCCATTTCATCATCCATGTTATCCATGTCGTAAGCTTCTTCCATGTTATCCATGTCATAAGCTTCTTCCATGTTGTCCTCATCTTCCATTTCCTGGATTTTAGCGGAAAACATAGATTTAAGTTGGGGAGTGAAAGCCTCTTCCAAAGCAGCCTTGGCGTTTGCAATAGCAGTTTCTTTAACTGCCTTTGCGTCAGCAATAGCTTCTTTTAGTAGTTTTCTGTCCATAATTAAATTTGTTTTTGGAAATACGTTTATTGGGAAACGTAATAAAAATTATTACTTATTAAATGCTATATAATGGATAGCATATTGGTCTAGGATATGTATGTATATGGAGATTCAAAGTCAAAAAAAAGTGCACTCTCTTTAAAAGAAGGTGCACTTTAGTAAAAAAGAATATATTAGTTTAGAAAAGAGGGCAATTTCCTTTGGAACAAAGGATATCTTTTATAATGTTATTAATACGATTATTGGATGTGTTTTTAACAGCAGATTCATTTAATGATTCTTTAACCATATGCATCCATGAACCGGGGTTAGAAGGAGTACTTACAAAATCCCAAGCTAATAATTCAAAATCATCCTGTACCTCTTGAAGTTCTCCCATTGGTTGTAAACTACCCATTCCACGAGAGGATACCCCAACTTTGATACCACTACTAATTAATGCTTTTAATATATTACCTGAAGGAGTAGGTAGTATCTCTATTTTACCTATAATATTGTCTCCGTCCCACCAAAAATCAGTAATGTTATGAGATACATTTTTTAGATTGATGATTTGAGAATCTGGATGGTCTAGTTCACCTAATGCTCTGTTTTCTTTAACAGATTCAGAGTACTTGTTCATTTCTCTTTCCCATAATCCCTTACGGTAGTATCTTCCATTACCATTTTTGATTTCAGCAGTAGCTAAAATACCCTCAACTATAGGATTGCCTCTAGGTGAGGTCTTTCCTTCAAACAAGAGGGTGTTTGTTGGTTGGAATGTTTGAGTTTCTATGAGTAAATGTTTCATATTAAAGTTTTCCTCTGTTTAATTCTTCTTTAATGAACTGATGAATTGCTGAGCGTAATTTAGATTCATTGGTAGAAGATGATATTCTAAAATCACTAAATCCTCCAATAAATTCAGTCAATTTTCGAGAATGTTGAAGAGATCCTGTTTTAGTATTTTTCCAAGTATTACGTGTTACTTTTTCAAATGGTCCGTACCCCCCTCCATAGGCCATATCTCCTATATTAGCATCTAAAAGTTGATTTTCAATATCCATTAAAGTATTTTCATTTTCCTTAATAGTAGGTTCAATATAATCTAAAGCAAGTAATGCTTCTTTTTTAGTATTAATAGTTTTATTGGATTTTTTTTCTTTGTTAAGAAAATATTTTTTGGATTTAAGATTATGTCTATATAAAATATCTTCTATTTTATCATATATTTTATCATCTAAATTTACAGGTACTCCTATTCTTTGTATAGGTGAAACTTTATTTTGTGGATCAATAGTGAATTTTACACCATATTTTTCCAAATTTTTTACTTCGGTTGGAATTTGGTATTCTTTATTTTCTTTTAAAGATTTCTTTAAATCAACTGCTTTAACCCAAGTATCAGGTCTTCCGCCATATTTTAAGTTTTTGATATAGATTCTATCATCAACTATACGAGTAATTTCATGGTTCATTCCTTTATATTTAACCTTGTCTCCTACTTGAAAACCTTCAGGTTTAACCATAGAACCTACTGAGCGGGTTGATTGATTTTCTTTTAAATCACCATACCCACTTGATTTATATTTACCTTTAGCCTCTTTTGGGGTACCTAATCCAGGATGTTCAGTTGAATACCCTATACCTTTAATTCCAAACTGACCATCTTTAACATAATGGAGTTGATCTTTGGCTAAGTTTTTAGCTACAATTCCTTTTAATTCTTCTACGGTTTTATCCTCATTTTTAGGATCATTCATTTCAGTATAGAATCCTTTTAAAAATTCCTCACCATAAACATTATCAATGTTTTTCTTATCTTTATAATCAAAGCCTCTAGTTTCCATATCAACCACTTCTTTGGTTGGTTTTTTCTCCTCAGATTTAGCCTCATTTACGGATTCATTAAATATTTTAAACCAGTCAGGAGTAGTAGGTTGAGCTGAAACTATCCCTAACATGGTTTCATTTAAAATATTTTTATGTTTTAGTTCATTAACAGTCTCGTTAAATCCGTAATGATTAGGGATAGTAGGGAATTGGGCTTTAGCACTCTTAACGAATACTTCTTTATTGCCTTTTCCTTCTTTAATTAGATTGTATTGTGTTTGTAAAGATTTCATATTATTCTTCTCCTTTAATGATTTTTTCGATTTGAGTAATTAATTCTTGAACTAGGTCAGTAGGAAATATTATACCGAATGATGTTGGATTATCATTATAATATTCTACAGTTTGATTTTTTGCATTTGATAATATAGGTAATAAAGCATTTATTCTTTTTTCTATTGAATCAAAGGTCTCAATCCTAGTTTGTTGGAATTTTTGAGCATCTGTTGGTTCTTGCTCATATAATTTTTTTACCTCTAGGCCTGATCCTTTAATTTTATCAGGAACAGGTTTAAAACCTAATTTATAGTAATAATTGCGGGCAGTACCTTTAGCATTTTTATCTTTATTAAATGCAAATGGAGTAGTATATTGGTCCCCAGTTCCTGGGGTAAAAGTAGCACTACCACCAGTGGTAGATGCTTCTTTAATTTTTTTATTTAATTTATATTTGTACTTTTCCATCGTTTATAGATATGTTTAACTCTTCTACTAAATTATAGTATTGCATCAAGTCTACAAGATGGTCATCACTTATTTTGGCTTTTTTATCCAGTTCAACAATATATTTAGATACTTCTTCTAGTTTAATTTTTAGAATTGAATCTTTTGTTTTACTGATATGGGATTTTAGATGGGATTGAATTTCATTAACTTTAGTATTGTAGAATTCTTTTAGATAAGGTTTATTATCTACACTGTTGATGAATTCCTTTAATACAAGTTTTTGATTTGAAGAAAGATTTTTATATTTTTCATTAAATTTCTCTAATAAAATATGTTGGGTAAGAATTCTTGTTTCTTTGTCTGATTTATTTAATTCATCCATCACATCCTCCTTAACAGTATTCTCATTTACTTTTTTAGTAGTGAGTTGTTCTAATAATGTTATTTTACTATGGATAATTTTATCAGGATTAATAAAGTTATTATCAGAATAAGCCTCAGTTAAAACATATAAAGAGGCATATGTTTTATACATAGAGAGTTGAGTTTTAAAGAACTCTTCAATATTATATTTTTCCTTAATTTCTTTAATAACATTATACTTGTCTTTTTTTAAACGAGTTTTGTTAAGTTTTTTATGTGAGTCTAAAACAGTTTCTAAAATAGTATTAGCTCTAGCTTCACTTAAGTGTTTATTCTTGAATAAAGTCTCATATAACCTGTACTCTTTTCCTAATTCAGTGTTAGTGAAATTCCGTCTCAATATACTAACAGCCTCAGATTCTTTATTAGATAGAAGCTCAGAGGTAATTTTTTTAACCAGCAGTTCAAATATGATTGCTGGGTTTTTAAATTTTGAGTGTTTTATTTTACCCATTTATCTTCTTATTTATTATATGTATATACAAAAGAGTTATTCTTTAATATTTTTTTCATCTAACAACGATTTTGCATGTTGTTCTTCTTCAAATATTAATTTTTTATCAGGGAACTTCTTTTGTAAATCTTCTAAAGCCAATGGAGAGTTACCATTAAATGTAGGTTTTAAACTATTGTCTTTATCTTTTGATTTCATTCTTTTAGAACCAAGACGATCCATTCCCATAGGATCATTTTGAGTATTTATAAATGAAGCTTTTTCTTTTGGGCGGCCTAAAGGACTTTTTTCATCATACCCTTCAGGGACATTCAGATTACCGTTTTCATCATATTTTCCTTTACCATATAAAGAGGCTAAATCATGTGGTGTGCCATAAGATTTACCTGTTTCAACAGGATCATTACCTTCTGATGCGATCTGAGCGTAACGAAATTTACGTTTAACATCTTCAGCAATTAAATCCCTGTATTCACTGTACATATCCTCACTAACATGAAATATATTTTCATAAACCCAGTCGGAAGGGAAAATATTGGCTTCAATAATTTGAGTGGCTAAATCCACTTT